CACTACACCACGCCACGCACTCTTGATGAATGCTATTTTGATCCACGGGGACAGGCATTCTTTCCACCTGATGACAGACACCCTAGTCTGATCCGTTGGATTCTTGACCTTATCCTACCTTCTAGGAAGGCTTAAAACACCCCTAAAAGGCCTTTAAAATACCTGCCCAAGGGTAACATATGACAAATCGACAATTTTGGTTAGCTGCTATGGCTATGAAAAACGGAAATTATGGAAGCTTCGCTGAACATATCGGCAAAGCCTACATTGAAGCCGATGAACAAAACGCTCAAACCCTTGCATTGGCTTTCAAGGGGTTATTTGAGAATGTCTACAACAATTTAATCCATCAACTTGCTTGAGGAGCGTTAAAATGCACTGTATTGTCTGCGACAGAAACTTAAAAGACAACGAATTGGTGAGGCGACACGCCATCACAAATGAATTCTTGGATATGTGCGATGGATGTTTGAGAGAAATTCCCAACATTCCGACACGGATGCCACAAGGATTCTTCCATGTAACTGATCCCTTTGATGATCGACCAGATGATGACACGGATACATCCGATGTTACAGATTGTTACAATTCAGACCTTGACAACGACTGATTGTGACATATAATATACTATATAGACCTATGACATTTCTTCAATGCTTAGATGTTACATACTATAAGTTACTTATATTAAGTACTTATAAAGTTACATAGAAGCATTGATGTAATGTATAAGGACTTTAAAGTCTTAAATGTGTCTATGTTCCGTTAACTTTCACTAACTGGATTTATCATGAATGAATTGTCTATCACCATGTACGAAGAACTTGATGCACAGGAGCAGGAATTAATCAAGTTTGAATGCTGGTATTACTCTGTGATTGATGACATGGCTAGTCTTATTCGTGCCAATGGCTACGATAAGGTTATGTATGATGTAATGTGTGCAGTTCAACGAATGTCTGAGGGTACAGAATGATTGTCTCTCTGTTTGTCGGTATGTTAACACTTTTAAAGGTGGTGCTGAAATGACTATGTTCAACTTAAAAGTCAATGTCGGTGAGAACGCTACAGTCTCTGTAGCCTTTGACATTCTCTTTGATGAGGATCATCCCTATGTCGATTATGACACTATGGAGGTGTACTATAAAGGTATTAATATCTATGACACACTTGACATCAAGGACTTGGAAAGCATTGAAGAGCAGATCATGGATCAGTGGCAAGAACTTGAAAACCAAGCATATGAGGCTGATGATGGATACCGATAAAGTATGGAATGTTATAGCCATCATCCTGATCGCTTTAATGTGGTTTGGAGGGCTGTATATCGCTGTGAAGACAGCACCGATGGAAGGGCGTAGGGTTGACTGCTCACTGGTGGAATTTCACCCTGATTACACCCCTGAAATAAGGAAGGCTTGCAGGGAACAACGGAGGATTAAGACATGAATAAATTTTTAACCGAAGGAGAACTTAAATGAAAGAAAATTGGGATAAGAGCTTTGAACTGGTAATTCAGATGGAAGGTGGTTATGTCAACGATCCTGACGATGCAGGTGGGGAGACTAATCTTGGAGTCACCAAAGCGACATGGAGTTCCTACATGGCTCGACCTATTGCCGATGGTGAGATGCGAAAGCTAACCAAGGATACTGTCAAGCCATTCTACAAACGGATGTATTGGGATAAACTCCAGTGTGATTCCCTGCCTGATGGCATCGACTACGCTGCCTTTGACTTTGGTGTCAATGCAGGTACGGGACAGGCTGCTAAGTTCATCCAACGGGCTGTAGGTGCTGCTGATGATGGCTCTATCGGGCCAAATACTCTAGGCTATGTGGCTCGGATGGATAAGCATGAAATCTTGGAGAAGTTCACACAGCAGAAGACTGACTTTTACAATGGCATTGTGGCTCGTAAGCCATCACAAGCCAAGTTCATTAAGGGTTGGCTGCGCCGTGTTGCTCACTCTAAAGAAGCAGCAGAATCAATGATGACTTAATGAGGACTAAATGGCATCAAAATTCTTGAGGCATATTTCCTGCGACCACTGCGGTAGTTCAGACGGGAATAGCCTCTATGACGATGGGCATACTCATTGCTTTGCCTGTAACACGACAGAGCATGAGCATGAGGCTGAGGACAGGCATATCGCCAGATACAACATGGCACGAAAGATCGTTACAACAATGGACATCAGTACGCCGGGATTATTGAAGGCTATTCCTGATCGAGGGATCAGTCAGGCAACTTGTGAGAAATACGGAGTAACCACAGATGGAGATAAGCAGTATTATCCTTACTTTGACGGAAACGGAGTTAGAACGGCTGTTAAACAACGCAATGTTCCTACAAAGTCATTCTCCATCTCCGGAAACTTCTCAGGAGCAACACTATTCGGTCAGTCTCTCTTTCATTCCGGAGGAAAGGCTGTCACTATCACAGAAGGAGAACTTGACGCTCTCGCAGCTTTCCAGATGCAAGGGAGCCTATACCCTACAGTAAGCATCCGTAATGGTGCTCAGGCTGCTTTGAAGGACTGTAAGGCTCAGTATGAGTGGCTCAATAGCTTTGACTCTGTGGTTATCTGCTTTGATGCAGATGAGCCGGGGAAGAAGGCAGCTAGGGAAGTGGCTGAACTGTTCGGTAACAAGGCTAAGATTGTCCAGCATAAGTCAGGATTTAAGGATGCCTGTGATTACCTTATCGCAGGTGCTACCAAGGATTTTGTGAATGAGTGGTGGAGAGCTACTCCTTATGTGCCTGATGGTATCGTCAACGCTGCTGACTTGTGGGAGGAAATCTCCAAGCCTGAGCCGATTGCAGAGGCTCAATACCCTTGGCAGGGACTGAATAAGCTCTTGTATGGCATTAGGCCAGCAGAGTTGATTACAGTCACCGCAGGCAGTGGATTGGGTAAGAGTCAGTTTCTACGGGAAATCCTGTATAACCTGCTCAAGACTACTGATTGGAATATTGGTGGGTTGTTCTTGGAAGAGTCAACAAGGAAGACAGCAAGGAGTATTATGAGCCTCCATGCTAACAAATTGTTACACTTACCTGACACACCGACTACTGAGCAGGAACTTAAGGAGGCATTCGATGCTACTTTGGGAAGTAATCGTATCTATCTCTTTGACCACTTCGGTAGTAGCGATGTTGATAACATTTCCAACCGAATCCGCTATATGGCTAAGGCTTGTGACTGTCGTGTTGTCTTTCTTGACCACATCAGCATTGTTGTTTCTGGTCAAGACCTTGGTGATGAGCGTAAAGCTATTGACAACATGATGACGAAGCTGCGGACACTGGTACAGGAGTTGAATATCACTCTGATCTGTGTTAGCCATCTCCGTAGGCCTCAGGGCAACCAAGGGCATGAGGATGGTGGTAGTGTGTCTCTGTCTCAGTTGCGAGGCTCAGGAGCCATTGCACAATTGAGTGATGCGGTGATTACTCTGGAGCGTAACAGCATGGCTGAGAACGAAGAAGAGCGACACCTGACCAAGATTGCAGTGGCTAAGAATCGGTATAACGGAGAAACTGGCCCTGCTTGTAAGCTTAAATATAACGGGTTTACAGGCAGGATGTTAGAAGTTGAGGAGGAAGTGTTATGACAGCATGGCATGGTGGTAAAGGATCATCTAGTAGGCCAAGGCAGGTTAGTAATGAGGACTATGCAAACCGATGGGATGCTATCTTCGGTAGGGATAAGCCCAAGGAAGAGCCTATGGGTAAGCCTATTAAGGATGAGCCATTGAAGGAAGATGAAAAGAATGATTAGCACTGAACACATCATTGTAGGTGCTACAGGTATCGGCTATCTGATCGTAGGTGTGTTACAGTGGAGCAAGGGAGAAATCTCTAACGGGATGATCTGGACGGGATATGCCTTTGCTCAGATTGGATTGTGGCTTAACATTAAATAAGGATTGCTATGAGGATTGTTCTCGACATTGAGACAAACCTAGCACACGACAAGATTCACCTTGTAGTGACTAAAGACATTGACACTGGAGAAGTACGCAAATGGAAAGCAGCAAGCAACCTGCCGGAGTTTTTAAAGGACGCATCGTTGATAGTCATGCACAACGGCATAAGTTTCGATGCACCAGTATTGAATCGCTTATGGAAGACGAAGATTCGTTTGAGTCGAGTATTCGATACATTGATAGTAAGCAGGCTTCTCGACCCGAGCCGAGAGAACGGACACAGCCTAGAAGCGTGGGGACACACACTAGGGTTTCCGAAGATTGACTATGCAAGGGTTTGGCAATGGCTTATGGATCGTAGT